GCATAAATTTGCTTTGGAAGAAAAATACAAAGAAGAATCATTAAAATTACCAAAGCCAACAGGTTGGCGTATTTTAGTTCTACCTTTCAAAATGAAGGAAAAAACAAAGGGTGGAATTTATGTGGGGCAAGATACTTTAGAGAGACAACAACTTGCGGCCCAATGCGCTAATGTTTTGGCGGTAGGACCCGATGCCTATAGGGATAAGGAAAGATATCCCGAAGGTCCGTGGTGCAAGGTGGGAGATTGGGTAATCTTTGCACGTTACGCGGGGTCAAGAATAAAAATAGAA